CTCTTTTGCGAGAAAAATTCCCCGATCAGCCTGGAGGTTATGAAATGCCGACGCCGGTGAAGAGCCTGGACAACATGAGCAAGCACCTGACCAAGGCGGAGATCGAAGCCCGCAGCGGCCAGGAGGCGGCCGTGTCTCCGGCGCGGCGGCCGAAGAAGCCGAAGCTGATCATCCAGGACAAGGCGGCGGGAAAGCACTGGTCTCGGATCCTCCGCGACATGGACGGGCTGGAGATCATCGACATCCTGGACACCGACGCGCTCGCAATCTACTGCGCGAAGCTGGCCAGGCGCGACGACCTGCAGGCACTGTACCTGGACCGCCGCCGGCAGTACGCCGAGGAGCCGTCCAACGCCATGCTGAAGACCATGGTCAGCCTGTCCGGAGAGCTGCAGGCCATCGAGCGCGATCTGCTCGCCTATGCCTCCAAACTGGGGCTGACTCCGGAGAGCCGGGTCCGCCTTGCGAAGCGGATGGCGGAGCAGGATGAGTACGATCCAGACGCGGATCTTTTCGCATGAAGTCGCCCTGTTTGAGGTGCCAGGATCGGACCGCGGTCTGTCACGACAGCTGTGCCGCCTACCTTGCTTTCCGTGAGCCGTTCGACCGAGCCATGGAGGCCCGCAGGAAGGCCGCCCCGGCGAATGACTACCGGCATAGCACCAGGACCAAAGTGCTGAGGGCGCTCGCGCAGAAATACCCGTACAAAAGGAAGATGGGACGATGAGTGATATCTGGATGCCCGACAAGCTGGAGAGGCGGCCGGTCGGCTCCCTTAAGCCCTATGAGCACAACGCCAGGATCCACAGCCCCGAGCAGATCGAGGAGCTGCGGACCAGCTTCAGGACCTTCGGGTTCCTGATCCCGCTGCTGATCAACGCCGAGGGCGATGTCATCTGCGGGCACGGCCGCCTCGAGGCAGCCGTCGCCGAGGGAATGACCGAGGTCCCCTGTGTGCTGGCTGAGCAGCTGACCGACGAGCAGCGCCGGGCGTTTATCCTGGCCGACAACCGCCTGGCCGAGCACGCCAGCTGGGACAGGGCTATGGTGAGCGCGGAGCTGATCCGGCTGCGGGACTCCGGCTTTGATATCGCAGTCACCGGTTTCGACTCCGGAGACATCATGCTGGATCTGCCGCAGGAGCCGTATGAGGACGAGGGCTTCGATCCCGAGCCCCGGGAGGGCGAGCGCGTCGGCTCCGGAACGCTCTGGGCCCTGGGAGATCACAGGCTGCTGGTGGGTGACGCCACCGTCCCGGATGATGTGCAGCGGCTCATGGGCGGCCAGGCGGCCGACCTGCTGCTGACCGATCCGCCCTATGGGGTGGACTACACCGGCGGCACCAGCGACGCGCTGAAGATCGAGAACGACGACCTGACCGGCGAGCCGTTCCTGCAGTTCCTGGAGACGTCTTTCAACAACGCCAAGTCGGTCATGCGCCCGGGCGCCACGTTCTACATCTGGCATCCGGATGGAGACCCGGCGTTGGAGTTCCGGCTGGCTCTCCGGCGCGCCGGCATGACGGTCCGGCAGTGCCTGGTCTGGGTGAAGAACAGTTTTGTGATCTCCCGCCAGGACTACCACTGGCAGCATGAGCCGTGCCTGGAGGGACAGGCCGGCGGGAAGATCTTCGAGGCCTGCGTCTACGGCTGGGAGGATGAGGGCGCCCACACCTGGCACTCGGACCGTAAGCAGTCCACCGTGATGGAGTTCGACCGCCCCACGAAGAGTCTGGAACACCCCACCATGAAGCCCGTGCGGCTGTTCGCCTATCAGATCGGGAACAGCACGGTCCAGGGCGACAGGGTGCTTGACCTGTTTGCCGGGTCCGGCACCACGGTCATCGCCTGCGAGGAGCTCCGGCGCCGGGCCTACTGCATGGAAAAGGACGAACGCTACGCCGCCGTGATCATCCGGCGCTGGGAGACCCTGACAGGGAGAAAGGCGGAGCAGCTGGATGCCTGATTCGGAGAATGCCTCTCGAGCAGCGGGGGGGGGGTAGTTCCCGACCCTCCGGCCTATCTGGACCAGAACCTGGTCCGGAGGTGGTGCGAGCTGGCTCCGGAGTGCGTCAGGAGGGGAACCCTCGTTAAGAGCTCGGTCGATTCGTTTGCGAGGTACATCATCGCCGAGCAGGAATACCTGCGGGCGGTCCAGCACGTTTTGCGCGCGCTGCGCACCGGCAGCACATCCGAGGCGGCGGCGTGGTCCCAGATCCAGGACCGATTCTTCCGGGAGCTGCAGAGCTCCGGCAGGCTGTTCGGGCTGTCGCCCGACGCCGATATCTTATGACGGGAGCGATCCTTGTGTATAAAAACCTGTTCTACTACTCAGTCCTCATGCCGATCGGCGGCATCGAGACCTGGCTGTGGTCCATCGGCAAGAAGTACGGCGCCGATCACGACATCGTGGTGGTCTACACCAGGGCCGACGAGCAGCAGCTGCGGAGGCTGGAGCAAGTGGTCCGCTGCGTGCGGTACACCGGCCAGCGGTTCGAGTGCGAGAAGGCCTTTTTCTGCTATGACGCCAACATCATCGACCACGTCGACGCGAAGGAGTATTTCCTCGTGGTGCACGGCGATTACAAGGCGATGGGGCTCCGCCCTCCGGAGCTGCCGAAGGTCACGCGGGTAATCGGCGTCAGCCAGATCGTCTGCGACGCCTACGAAGAGCTGACCGGAGTGAAGCCCGAGCTCAGTTTCAACCCGCTGATCGTTTCCGAGCCCAGGAAGATACTGCGGCTGATCAGCGCCACGCGGATGGCGCCCGAGAAGGGCATCAGGCGGATCGACAAGTTCGCGGACATCCTGGAGAAGGCGGGGATCCCGTTCGTCTGGGACGTCTATTCCGACAGCACCGCGACCTTCCGGAGCCCATACGTGATCCAGCGGCCGCGCCGGCTGGACGTGGTGGACCTGATGGCGGCCGCCGACTACATGGTGCAGCTGAGCGACGCCGAGGGCGAGCCCTACGTGGTCGGCGAGGCGCTCAGCGTGGGCACGCCGGTGATCGTGACCGACTTCCCTTCCGCGTTCGAGATGGGCGTGGTCCCGGGCGTGAACGGCTTCGTGCTGCCGATGGATTTGTCGGATGTGCCGACGGCGGCCATCTATAAGGGCCTGAAGAAGTTCAAATACACGCCGCCGACCGACCGCTGGAGCGAGCTGCTGGAGCCGGGCGAGGGCACGTATCTGCAGGAGATCGCCGACACGGAGCTGTGTCAGTGCATCTCGCCCTACTTCGACATGGTCCTCAACAGGTCGGTGAACGTGGGCGAGTATATCCGGTGCGCCAGGGACCGGGCCGCGTATCTGGCCGAGCGCCAGCTCACCGTCACGGTCCCGAGATCCTGATATGCCCGGCCGGGACAAGATCCTGACGCACCCGGTCACGATGTACGCCAAGCAGGTCACCCGCGGGCGGCTGCATGATATGTGCTGTCCCTACGAGATCGCGGCCTGCCAGCGGCACCTGGACGATCTGGAGCGCGTCGGGGATCCCGACTTCCCCTATGTGTTCGACACCACCCGCGCCGACCGGATCCTCCGGTGGTACGGTCTGTGCATCCAGATCCGCGGCCCGGAAGCCGGCCAGCCGATCCAGCTGCAGGACTGGCAGATCTTCGACCTGGGCAGCGTCTACGGCTGGGTCCACAAGGACACGGGAATCCGCCGATATAACCGGACCTACAACAAACGGGCCCGCGGAAATTTCAAAAGCACCGAGAAGTCCGGGCAGTGCCTCTATCACATGTGCGCCGACGCGATCTACCCGCCCTACCAGCCGGAGCTGGCACAGTACGAGAGATCTCCGGAAGTGGAGTGCGCCGCGGTGGACCGCGGGCAGGCGATGCGGGTTTTCGGCGACGCCCGGGACATGGCCGCGGCCAGCCCGAAGATCGCGCGGAAGCTGGTTATCCCGAAGGCCAACCCCGTGCAGCACCGCACGCTGGGCGGCCGGATGCGGGCCCTCTCCAAGGACACAAAAAACAAGGACTCGGGCGCGCCGACGCTTTTCGTCGTTGACGAGTACCACGCGCACCCGACGTCGACGATCTACGATATCGGCCTGAACTCTTTCGGCAAGCGCTGGCAGCCGCTGCTCGAGTGCATCACGACGGCCGGCGACGACGCGGAAAACAAGCCCTGCTTCAGGGAGGAGCTCTACGCCAAGCGGATCCTGGACGGCCTTGTCCGGGACGACCGGTATTTCGTAATGATCCGGGAACTGCCGGAAGGCGCCGACCCTCACGACAAGAGCCAGTGGTGCAAGCCGAACCCCTGCTTCCGGGTCGACAATGATTACAGCCGGATCCTCATGGCCGAGATCGAGAGCGAGTACACCGCGGCCTACGGCAGCAACGACGCCACGAAGATCCGCCAGTTCCTCACCCGCCGGATGAACAACTGGCAGACCGGCGCCGAGAACCGGTACCTCGACGAGAACTGCATGGAGCTGGCCCGGAAGGCCATGGTCCCTCCGGAGAAGTTCGCGGAGCTCACCGACGGGCTGGAGTGCTGGGTCGGATTCGACCTGGGCAAGCGGATCGACCTCTCCGGCGTGGCGGCCGTGTTCCTGCTTCCGGACGGCCGTGTGGCCATCAGGATGCATGGGTTCCTCCCGGAGGGCGCGGCCATCCGGCACGAGCACAGCGACCGGATCGAGTACAGGGCCTGGGCCCAGCGGGGCTGGTGCACACTGACGCCGGGCGACGTGACGGACAACAGCTACGTCGACGCCTGGATCGAGGCCGGGCAGCTGCTCCACCACTGGAACGTGCTGGAGGTCTGCTACGACGGGCACAACGCCACCGACCTGGCCATTAAGCTCTGCGAGCGGATGAACAACGAGGACTGGTGCGTGGAGATCTCTCAGACCTGCGCGGGCCAGAACCTGGCGGCCAAGGGCTTCCGCGAGCTGCTTCTCCAGGGAAAGATCATCCTCGAGGAGAGCGGCCTGGCTCTCTGGTGCCTGGCCAACGCCGTGGAGATCGTGAACAACTACGGCGATATCAAGCTCTCGAAGAAGCACAAGGACGACACACAGCGGATCGACCCGGTGGCGGCCGCGATGGACGCCCTGGCGCGGGCCCTGATCCGCCGGAACAATCCGACCTTGTCGGACCGGCTGGAGGACGACAGCTGGAGCATGTAATGTGTCCAACTTGGACACAGGGAGGGCTGGAATGGCAAAATTCGACGACGCCGGCGAACTGGACCGCCGGGTGCACTTTGAACGGTATATAGGCGAGGTTGATATCGTCGGCGACTTTCAGTTTGCCGAGGACGACAACTGGGAGGAGGTTTTCTCCACCTGGGCCTCCGTCCGGACGATCAGCAGCCGGGAGTTCTACGCCGCCGGCCAGGAGCAGAACGAAGTCACCCACAACGTGAAGATCCGCCGCCGGACATGGGACCGGGACGTCACCGCGATGCGGATCGTCTGCGGCGAGAAGATCTACCGGCCGATGTCTCCGCCCATCGATCTGGGCGCCGACCGGGTCTATCAGCAGATCAAAGTCGCCGAGGTGTGGCGATGAGCTTCTCGATCACTTTCGAGTATAAGGATCTTTTCCGGACATACCAGATGCTGGACAGGGCCGGGAAGTCCCCGCAGAAAGCCCTGAACAAGGGAACCTCGAAGGCCGCGCAGATCGTTAAGCGATCCGTGAAGGGCGTCGCTCCGGTCAGGACCGGAACGTTGAAGCGGAACATCGTCACGAAGACCGAGCGGAGCAGCAAGCGCGGGAAAAAGGTCAGAGAGACGACAATGCGCGGAGGCGCCGAGGCGAATGCCATTTTCCAGAAACAGATCTATAACCCCGGCGCTCTGGGAGGCGGCAGTCCTTATGCTTACTACCCATCATCGATGGAGTACGGTTATCTCGCCCGGGCGAAGGGCGGGGGCGTGCAGTATATCGAAGGCCGACACTTTATGCGCGGCGGCGCCGAGAGCGCCAGCGAGCCCGCCAAGAAGGCCATGATTGAGACCATGACGAAGGAGCTGGATAAGATATGGCAGAGCTGATAAAGCTGAGCCCGGAGTTCGCCCTGGAGGCGACGCTGCAGTCGGTACCGGCACTGCAGGGCAAGGTCAGCGTGCTGCAGCCGAAGAAGGACGTGCGGCCGCCGTTCGCTTTTTACTCGCCCGACTCGGACGGCGAGGAACGGGCCCTGACCGAGGACACGGGCCTCCAGAGCTGGAGCGGCACCCTGCACCTCGTGTCCGCCACCTTCCGCGGCCTGCAGCTGCTGTGCGCCAGGACGAAGCTGGCCATCCGGGAGATGCGCGGCGAGATCTTCGCCACGCCGCGGGACGATACGGACCCGGGCCCGAAGGGGCGGATCCTGATCGAGGACGCGGAGGCGACGCAGTCCTCTCCGGACCTGTTCGAGAGCGAAGTGGGCTATTTCCGCCGGATGTACACCGTGCGGCTGGACTATCAGACGGAGGAGGTTTTCAACAATGACGATTGAAATGTTCGGCGAGATCGTGAGCGACGACTGGGTCTGGCTGTATGAGTTTTTCGGCATCCAGTGCTGCAGCCCGAAGACCGTGCGCGACGCGATCCGCGATCTTCCCGCGGGCGAGGACCTGATCCTCGAGATCAACAGCCCGGGCGGCGACGTCTGGGCGGGGTTTGAGATCTACGGCCTGCTCCAGGCCTGCAGGGCCAGCACCGAAGCCCACATCATCGCCATGGCGGCCAGCGCGGCCACCACGGTCATGTGCGGATGCGATCTCGTCCTTGCTTCTCCTGTGGCGCAGATCATGATTCACCAGCCGGCGGCCTACGTGGATGATTACCTGAACAACGACGGGGCGCGCCAGCTGCAGAACTTCCTGGACAGTGTCAAGGCGTCGATCATCAACGGCTACGCCGTCAAGTGCGCCGGAAAGACCAGCCGCAGGAAGCTGGAGCAGCTGGTGGACGACAGCACCTACATGCCGGCGCAGGACGCGCTGGAGCTGGGCCTGATCGACGGGTACCTCGACCTGGACGAGGAGCAGGCCGCAGCGCTGCCGATCGGCAGCGGCATCCGGGTGAGCAACGCAGCCGGGCTGAGCGCCCCGCCCAGGGACCTCCTGAAGCGCTACGAGGAGGCTGTCCGCGCCGGGATCGCGTTTGCCGTCCCGGGGCACCCCGTGACCGAAGAAATTCCCACAGCGCCGTCTGAGGCGCGCCTGACTGATAACTGGAAGCTGCAGGCTGCCATCGAGCTCGAGAGGATGAGGTGAAGTCATGAACAGACTGGAACGAGGCCTCGCCTCCCTGGGCCGGACGGCCGGCAGGGCGCCGAGGGACGCGCCCAAGACGGAGAACGCCACCACGGTCGCCTCTCTGGGCCTGAGCGGCTGCTATGTCCGCACGGATCAGGACGCGGCCATGAAGCTCTCCACGGTGAGCCGCTGCATCGATATCCTGTCGGACTCCATCGGCAAGATGCCGTTCTACGTTTACGACAGCGCCCGCAACCGCGTGGACCACGAGGTCACCGAGCTGCTCCAGGTCCGGCCGAATCCCTGGCAGACTCCCTTCACCATGCGCAAGCAGCTGGAGGCGGAGCGCGTCAGCAACGGGAATGGCGTGGCCTGGATCCGGAGGGACCGGGCATCCCTGCGGCCGCTGGAGATCGTGCCGATCCCCAAGGGGCTGTGGAATGTGGAGATCATGAGCGACGGCTCGCTGCGTTATACCCTGCGCCACCCGTTCACCGACGAGTCGATCGTCTGCGGGCGCATGGACGTGGTCCACGTCACCGCGTTTTCCCGGGACGGCATCCGCGGCATCGGGTACCTGGAGCGCGCCGAGGAGGTCATCCGGACCGGGAAGGCCGCGCAGGAGTACAGCGCGAGCTACTACGCCAACGGCGGCCAGCCCTCCGGGATCCTGCGCACAGACTCAGATCTCGCCGGCAACGTGACCGTCGTCAATGAGGACGGGACGCAGCGGGTGATCAGCAAGAAGGACCGGATCCGAGAGGAGTGGGAGAAGCGCCACGCCGGACCGGCGAACGCGCAGCGCATCGCCGTGCTGGACATGGGCCTCGACTATAAACCCCTGAGCATCTCCAACCGGGACGCGCAGTTCGTTGAGCAGAGCGCCCTGAGCGTGGAAGATCTCGCGCGGTTCTTCGGGGTCCCCCTGTATAAGCTGCAGGCCGGGAAGCAGTCCTACAGCTCGAACGAGCAGAATGCTATCGAGTACGTCGTAGGCACTCTCCACCCGAACGCCGTGATCTGGGAGCAGGAGCTGATCTACAAGCTGCTCACGCCCCAGGACATCGCCCGGGGGCTCCGGATCCGGGGCAACCTCATGAACGAGCTCCGGGGCGACTACCAGAGCCGCGGCGCGTGGTACCGCGTCATGCGCGAGAGCGGCGCCTTCAGTGTGAACGACATCCGCGAGCTGGAGGACATGCCGGACGTGGACGGCGGCGATGACCACTACGCCAGCCTCAACTATGTCCCCCTGCAGGACTGGCGTGAGCTGAGCCGCGAACGCGCGAACAGCGGGAACGGAGGAGAGGCCGAATGATCGTCGCCCTGACGTTCCTGGCGGGCCTGGCTGCCGTTTCCGTGGGCGCCGGGATGATCTACCTGCCCGCGGGAATCATCGCCGCAGGCGTGGGCCTGGTGGCCCTGTCGTTCCTTTTAAGCCGGGGCTCCGGTCCCGACAATTCCTGATATCACGCGGCCTGCCGCTGATATAAAAATCTTTTTTATCGGAGGATGAAAAAATGAAGAGAAAGCTCATCGCTCTGGCCGCGGAACGTTCTGCCGCGCTCAACGCCGCGCAGGCCGCCATCGAGGCCAACAACCAGACGGAGTACGACTCCGCCATGGAGAAGATCGGCAACCTCAACGCCGAGATCACCCGCGTGCAGAACCTGATCACCGAGCAGGAGCGCGTCATCGACCTGCGCCAGCCCAGCGAGGCTGAGGTCCGCGATATGGCCGAGGAGCGCGCCAACGCCCTGCGGAATCACGGCGAGGTCAAGTTCAGCATCAACGAGATCCGGCGCGGCCTGCGCAACTCCGACGGAGACGGCACTCTGTTCTCCGGCTCCATCGCCCAGCCCACCGGCGCCGGTGATCAGGTCAACGACGGCCTGGGCCAGAGCACCCTTGCCGACCTGGTACGCGTGCAGGACATGTCCGGCCTGTCCGGCTGGGAGGAGCCCTACGCCATCGCTGACCCCTCTCCCGCCGTCGGCGCGCCCGCCAGCACGGCCGGAACCTCCCGCACCGCCAGCGATCCTCAGTTCGGAATCAGCGTGATCAAGCCGTATGAGGTCACCACGACCAGCTTCGTCGACAAGAACATCGCCCGGCTGAGCCCCACTGCCTACATGCAGAAGGTGCAGCAGATGGCCTTCCGCGCCCTGCGCAACAAGATCGCCGCGCTGATCCTGCTGGGCGACAGCGAGGTCACGCACTCCATCTACGGGATGATCAACGGCACCAACAAGGCCGGCAGCTCCATCATCGAGACCGTGGCCGCCACCGTGGCCACCGGCAAGGGCAAGGTGGACGAGCAGCTGCTCAACACTCTGTATTTCGCCTACGGCAACTCTTACGAGTGCGGCGGCAACGCCATGCTCATGTGCAACAAGGCCGACCTGAAAGCCTGGGGCGCCCTCCGCGGCACCAACGAGAAGGGCCGGCTGTTCGCCGTCACCCCGAAGGAGGGCCAGGCGAACCGCGGCACCATTTCCGACGGCGGAATGATCGTGCCCTTCCTGCTGGATCCTCACCTGACGGCCATCGAAGGCACCGATCAGGCGGCCAGCTCCGGCGCGGACAAGCTGTGCGCCATCTACGGCGACCCGATGAACTACCTGCTCGGGCTTTTCGGCGATTACTCGATTCACATCGACGAAAGCGTGAAGTCCATCGAGCGCATGTTCACGATCCTGGGCGACGCCATGGTCGGCGGCAACGTGGTGGTTGACGACGGCTTCGTGGTGGCCAAGATCCCCAAGGCTGCTACCACGGCCTGATCTGACCCATGACGGCGCAGGAGAGCGCGCAGGCGGAGGCGGCCGCGGCTGCGGCCCTCCGCGCCTGCCTTGACTACATGCACGTCGACGAGGACCCGGACGGCCGGATCGAGCACGAGTTCATGCCGGCCGCCAAGGCCTACCTGGAGGGCGCCGGGATCCCCGAGCCCTCCGTGGCCACGCCACTCTACACGCTGGCCGTCCACTCGCTGACGCTGCACTACTACGACCACAGGGACGCGGTCGGTGACGAAGCTCCGTTTCCCACCGGCCTGCGCCCGATCATCAACCAGCTGAAGCACTCCAGCGCGGGGTGCATCTGAAATTGTGTCCAAGTCGGACACATAAGGAGGTTTTGATATGTCCAAATCCAGAGCAGTTGGCACTGTTTTGAATGTCAACAGCAAAGCCGTGGGCGGTCTGACGACCATCAACGGCATCGAGATCAGCGCGGAGACTGTCGACCTGACCGCCCTGGACAACGCCAGCGGCTACCGTGAGAAAGTACCCGGCTTCAAGGACGGCGGAGAGGTCACCGTCAGCGGCTTCATGGATGGCTCCGACGCCGGCCAGGCTGAGATGTACAGCCTGCTCGAGAGCGGCAACACCGTCGCCTGCACCATCGTATTCCCGGCCAAGATCGGCAAGACCTGGACGTTCACCGCGGGCGTCAGCCGGTTCGTTACCGGCGCCGAGCTGGAGGGCGGCGTCACCTTTGAGGCGACCCTGCTCGTGAGCGGTCAGCCCGTGCTGGCTGCCTCCACCTCCGCCTGATAAGGAGGGCCCATGGACGACAAGAAGACCGAACGGACGGTACCCGCCGTCGAGCTGGGCGGCCGGACCTGGTTCCTGAAGATCACGCACCAGGTCCTGGAGCGGTTTTCCTCTATCTCCGGGTGCGGCCTGCAGGATTTCGACAAGATGCTGCAGCGCTACGACATGATGACGCTGCTGCTGTGGCTCATGATCGCGGAGAACCGGCCGGATATCACCCGGCCCATGGTCCGCGGCTGGCTGCAGGAGCTGCCGGTGTTCGAGGCGATGCAGCTGGTGACCCAGGCCGTAGGCGACGCCGTCGCCTACTCGTTCCCGGACGCAGCTGAGGCGGCAGCCGAGGCCGAGCCGGAGGCTGAAGAGGCCGACGAGGACCCTATAAACCCGGATGTCTGACGGAGAGTCTGCAGGTGGCTGCCCGGATCGGGGTGCGCCAGCATGAATTCTGGGCGATGACGCCCCGGGAGCTGTCGGTGTATGTCAAGGCATTCGCCGTAGCGCTGGAGGACGACGCGAGGATGTACAGGGCGAAAGCCTACACTCTCGCGTCGCTGGTCCGGGCGATGATCGGCAGCAAGTACGCGCCGAAGTTCGAGAGCCTATTCCCCAAGGATGTCCAGAAGAAAGAGATGAGCGACGAGGCCATGTTTGCGCAGGTTCAGGCGCTGAACAGGCTTTTCGGAGGGACGGAGGCTTGATATGGCTGTAGTTAAAAACCTAATGGTGCGCGCCGGTGCGGACTTCAGCGCGATCACCAAGCAGGCCAACAAGGCCTCGCGATCCATGCGCGGGATGCAGCAGAGCGTCTCGCGCTCGTGCAATATGATGACATCGGCGGCCCGCGGCCTGAAGACCGTGCTGGGCGCCGTGGGCGTGGGTCTGGGGATCCGCGCCATTGCCAATGCGGCCAAGGAGGCCGCCGCGGCCTATGATGAGCAGGCGGAAGGGGAGATGAAGCTCGCCACCGTCATGCGCAACACCATGCAGGCGTCGAACAGCGAGATCCAGAGCATTCTCGATCTCGCTGCGGCGCAGCAGGAGCTGGGCATCGTCGGAGACGAGGCGACTCTCGCCGGCGCTCAGCAGCTGGCCGGCTTTGTGAAGACTTCTGACAGCCTCCGGACGCTGATCCCGCTGATGAACGACCTGGCCGTCAAACAGGGCGGCTTCAACGTCAGCACCGAGAACACGACGTCCATGGCCACCGCGCTCGGGAAGGCGATGAACGGCCAGATCACCGCGCTGCAGCGGATGGGCTTCACCTTTACGGATGCCCAGAAGAAGGTCATGCAGTTCGGCACGGAGGCGGACAAGGCCGCCCTGCTGGCTCAGATCGTCGGCGCCCGGGTCGGCGGCATGAACGCCGCCCTGGCATCCACGCCCACGGGCCGCATGCAGCAGCTGAGCAACGCCCTGGGCGATGTTAAGGAGCAGTTCGGCGCCGCGGTGCGGACTGCCGGAACGGTCCTGCTGCCGGTGCTCAACGCCATCGGCAGCGCGCTGGCCGGGATCGCCACCATGGCCAGCAAAGTGGCGCAGGCCATCGCCAACGTGTTCGGCGGCAGTGTCGCCGGCAAGGAATGGCAGTGGGCCGGCGTTTCCGCAGGCGTGGCCGACACGGCCGACGCCATGGACGACCTGGCCGAGGCCCAGAACGCCAGCGGCGGAGCCGCCAAAAAGCAGAAAGAGGCCCTCAAGACCCTGAGCTTCGACACCCTCACCATCCTCAATGACGCCCAGAACTCCGGAGGCGGAGGCGGCGGAGGAGGAGGCGGAGGCGGCGGCGAAAACCCGATCACGGAAGGCGCCGCGGAAGCCGAGGAGGCCGGGGACAGCATCGGCTGGCTGCAGAAGAAGCTGGAGGGCCTCAAGGCTGCCTGGGAATCCTTCCGGGCGAAGCTGGACTTCACCCGGCTCAAGGCCGCCTGGGAGAGCCTCAAGGAGGCGATCGTGCGTTTCGCGTCCTCCGTGGGCCAGGTGCTGGGCGCCGTGTGGAAGCGGTACCTGGAGCCTCTCGCCGTGTGGACGATCAACAAGGCGCTGCCGGCCGCGCTGGAGCTGGTGGCCAAGCTGATCAGCTACGTCGCCGAGAAGTTTGAGAACCTGGCCAAGCTGATCAGCGGCGATATGACCTTTAAGGAGTGGCTCGCCACTCTGACACCGACGGAGAAAACCATCGGAGCCATCCTCGTCTCCATCATCGCAGTGACTGCGGGAATCAAACTGTTCTCCGCGGCGCTGGCCGGAATAAGCGCCATCGCCGGCATCGCCACCGCGGCCATCGGGATTCTGAGCAGTGGGATCGGAGCCTGGGTCATCGGCATTGCGACCGCGATCAGCATCGGCGTAGCCCTGTACGAAAATTGGGATAACCTGGCCGAAGCCGCCAAGACGTTCGGGTCGAGGATCGCGGATTACTGGAAGCGTGTATTTGAAAGCATCAAGGGCATCTTTACCAAGGCACTGTCGAATTTCAATGATATGCTGCAGGGCTTTGTGGCCACTATAAAAAACTGGGGCAAGAGCATCCTCGACGGATTCAAGGCTCCGTTTGTGCAGGCTTACAATAGCCTAAAATCGATCATTAAGAATATCCGGAACCTGCTCAATTTCCAGTGGTCTTTCCCGAGGCCTAAAATGCCGCATTTCTCGTGGAAATGGATAAACGTCGGCAATATCGTATCGATCCCGTGGTTTGATATCCAATGGTACGCAAAGGGCGGCGTTTTCGACAAGGCCAGCCTGATCGGCGTGGGCGAGAACGGCAAGGAGGCCGTGGTCCCGCTGGAGCACAACACCGGCTGGATCTCCAAGGTGGCCGGCGAGCTGGCCGCGCAGCTGTCCGGCGGCACCGGCATGATGGACGGAGACGCCCTGATCGAGGCGATCCACGACGCCGTTTTCGAGGCCATGACCTCCGCCATGGGCAGCCAGCGGACCGGCGGGACGCACAAGACGTCGTTCAGCGTCAACGGCCGCGAGTTCGCCCGGGCGACATATGACGATTTTGTCGCCGTAGCCCGTGAACGCGGCATCAAGCTGGTAAACACATAAGGAGGCCGGCATGATTGCATATTACGCTCTTGTCATCGGGGACCCCGCCGCGCCTACGCTGCAGTTCGACGGCGACACCATCGTCGACGTCACGATGGAGACCTCGGTCAGCCTGATCGGAGAGGAGATGTGCACGGACGTGATGGAGGTGACCGTCAGCTACGACGACACCGGAGAGATCCTACGGTCCGTGCCATACGGCACGCCCGCGAGCCTGTACGCCAACAATGAGCTTGTGGGGAAATTCTACGTCACGAGCGTGGACCGGACAGGGAAGGAGGAGTATCTGATCCGGACCACCAGTATCATCGGGTTGCTGGACACAGAGACCTTTTACGGGGGATCCTATAACGGCCAGCCCTTCGGCACGATCGCGGAGAGCATCATCGGCGCCGACGGGCTGAGACCATACGCAGGTTTTTACACCCGGACGACCACCAACGCGAATTACGGCATCGGCATCGGATTCGGAGACACCAATTACGGGCAGTCAAATATCAAGGTCAATTCCGAGGGCATGTGGGGTCCGGCAAAGATGTACTCTAAGCTCTTTGCCAAAATCAGGCTCTATGGAGTCAGGGCAGACTACTGCCCGAGCTACGGCTTGACCGCCCGCATGGTATATATCGGCGGCGTCCCTGGGCAGGACTACGCATCCTCGAACGCTTATTACACTTGGATGCGGGACCACAGCTACGGGCTGTACATGGAGGTCACCCGGGCATCCCTGTCCGATAATTACCCACAGTGGGGTCCCGTATATTTTATGTATCGCGGGACGAAGATCTCCCTCGGAACGCCGTCTGGCCCGACCGTCTATGAGCTCTCTGTCGATCCGGCGAGCAGGACCGCGGTGATCAACGGTACGACGTACAGCCTGCCTGATGCGTCCGATATTTCGACCAATCAGGCGCCCCTGCACAGCTACGGAGGTGGCACGGTCCTGGACAGCCCGGATGGGACGTACCTGACCAATAACCTGTCAAAGCACAACAGCACGGTCGAATACTATTACTACAGGATCGAGACGCAGACCTCGGAAGTGCTCGGGAATTACGTCTCACTGAAAAATGTAAATACCGGCTATGCCGGCGTGCTGAACATTTCCGACAACAGCCACGTGTACTCCTACGTCAACAGGGCCGCCTTTATCTTTTCCTCGGACGACTTTGTGGTGTATGACGCCGACACTTACGGAGACTGGCCCTGCATCGTGACCATCCGGCACGAAGACGTCCTGGCTCAGGTCTCTTATGCCGACGGCATCGAGGATCTGCCCATTTATGGGTGGCTGCCCATCTCCAGCAAGAGGGAGGCGCTGCATCAGCTGCTCTTTTCCCAGGGCGTCATCCTCGTAAAGGACGCCGACGGAGGCCTGCTCTTTACCGCGCCGGAGGCGGCGCCTGCCGGATCGATCCCGATCGAGAATGTCTATGATGAGGGATCGGAGGAGCAGATGCCCCACACGAATACGATACGCCTGACAGAGCACGCCTACGGATCGTACAAATCCGGATTGTCGTACTCGATCAGCAATGCCGACCCGAGCTCTGTCTTTGTCTTTGAGGAGGTCCCGAATTACTCAGTCAGCCCCGGGACGGGTCTGACGCTTTACTGCTTCAACGCCAACGCCGCGGTTCTGAGCGGCACGGGAACGCTGTCGACCTTTTACAAGATCCACTCGCAGACGGACCTTGTTAGGGAGATCGCGGATTATCCGGACGGCCGGGAAGTGTCCGCACCGAATGCCACGCTTGTGACGCTGCAGAATTCGGAGGCAGTCCTCGACCGGCTCGAAGCCTATTACGGAGGAGCGAAAACCGTTAACGTCTCGATCCTGTCGGGAAGCGAGCGCTGCGGCCTGCTGTACTCGCTCTTTAACTCCTTCGGCGAGGCGATCTCCGGATTTCTGGCCAGGGCGAGCCGATTTGTGACGTCCGTCATCAAGGCGAGCTGCGCCTTTATCACCGGTTACACGCCGCCGCCCGTCGGGGCGGGCTACCGCAATTACGTGGTGCTCACCGGCAGCGGGGAGTGGGATGTGCCAGAGGAGGTTTTCGAGGCGGCGCATCCGCGGATCCGCGTGGTGCTCATCGGCGGCGGCCAGGGCGGCTCGAGCGGCTACGCCGGGGCGAGCGGCCAGACGGGGCAGAGGAGCGGGAGTACCTCCGCCGCGGCGGGCGGCAACGCCGGTTCTCCGGGAAGCCCCGGGAAGGTCCTGGACGTCACCATTGATAATCCGTCCGCGTCGTACAGCTACGACTGCGGTCCGGGCGGTGACGGCGGCGCGATCTCGAATTCTCACTCGTCGAACAACGCCGGCGAGGACGGTGACGACACCGAATTTACCGATGGGAGAGACCTTTACAGCTCAGCCGACGGCGTATCCTCGGAGTCCGGGTACACCAATTTTTTCACGGGTACTGCATACGCGCGTGTGTACGATCCTTTCCCGGCGAGCTTTATGGCCGGCGGCTCCGGCGGTTATCACACGGACACCTCCACCACGGTCGAATATGGCGCGGCGACCCGCTGCGATATCGGCGGCGCCCCCGGGGCCGAAGGCTCCGCTTATTTCCAATCCGGGTACATCTACGCCACGGGTGGAGGCGGCGGAGGCGGCGGGTACGGTGGATCCGGATCCTCTGGTTCCGCGGCGTCAAAGAGCGGAAGCACCTATATAGGCGGCAACGGAGGCAAAGGCGGCGACGCCGTCAGTGTTCCGGTAAAGGCGTCCATGTACGGCGCCGGAGGAGCTCCTGGCGGCGGCGGCGGCGGAGGCGGAGACGGCGGCTGGGTATGGTCCGGCGCGACGTCCACCCCGGGCACCGGGGGTGCCGGAGGCTACGGAGGCCGAGGCGGCGACGGCGGCGACGGCTGTATCATCATCTATTACTAAGGAGGCGGCGTCATGACGAGTCTCACAATCAACGGCACGCAGATCGCCGGCTACATCGCTGTCAACGGCTTTGAGTGGCAGCGCAACGACGTGGACGGCAGCGGCGCCGGCCGATCCGTCTCCGGCAAGGCCATCCGCGACCTGATCGCCACGAAGATCCGCCTGGACTGCACCTGCCGGGAACTGACAGGCACCGAGCGGACCGCGCTGGAGAACCTGCTTTTCTCCGGCGAGTTCGTGACCGTGGCCTGTGACGACGCGATCTTCCGCGGCAGCTCCCGCACGATGTACTGCAGCGCAATGTCCGGCGGATTCTCCCGGCGGAAGTCCGGAGGGACGGAGTACTGGAAAGATGTCAAGTTCGTCCTGGTGGAGCAGTAACGTGTCCAAGTTGGACACATTTCAAGGAGGTTACCTATGAGCGCGAACAACATCGTCGTCGCCGACTTCACCGGCGGCATCAGGAAGACCACGGCGGCCACGCTGTGGCAGTACGACTATGGCCAGATCCTGCAGTTCAACGGGATCGACCTGCCGGTCTCCTATGAGGTGCACTTCAGCAACGACAAGGACGGCGGCTACACCAAGACCCAGATCGGCGACGAGGACGGCGTGGCCATCCCGGACGAGTATTTCCTGAGCGGGAAGCCGATCTACGCCTGGCTCTATCTCCACGCCACCGAGGACGACGGCGAGACGGAGTACCAGGTGACCATCCCCATCAACAAGCGCTCCAGGCCTGCGGATTACGCGCCCACGACCGTGGAGCAGTCGGCCATCACTCAGGCCATTGCCGCGCTGAACGCGGCCGTGACGGCCACTGAGGAGGCTCAGGGCAAAGCTGAGGCTGCCCAGGGGAAAGCCGAAGAGGCGCAGGGCAAGGCCGAGACCGCCCAGGGGAAAGCCGAAGAGGCGCAGGGCAAGGCTGAGGCCGCCGAGGCCGGTGTGGAGGCGGACGCCCTGAAGGCTGAGGGCTATGCCGTCGGCAAGCAGAACGATTCCGACGTCGGCTCCGGTTCGCCTTACTATCACAACAACGCCAAGTACTACGCCGAGCAGGCCGCCGCTTATGAGGCCGGCGCCGAGCAGGCGATCGGCAACGCGAAGGACGCGGCCCTGGGCGCGATCGGGGACGCCAAGACCGCCGCCGTCGGCGATGTCAATGCTGCGGGCGTCACTCAGGTCGGCAATGTGAACAGCGCCGGCGAGGCGCAGGTCAGGGAGGTAAACTCCGCCGGCGCCACCCAGACTGCCAACGCCCGGGCCCAGGCTGAAGCCGCTGCCGGATCTGCGAGCGCTGCGAGCGCGGACGCTCTGAAGGCCGAAGGTTATGCTCAGGGCAAGCAGAACGGAACGGACGTCGGCTCCGGATCGCCCTACTACCACGCCAACGCCAAGTACTACAAGGAGCAGGCGGCCAGCTCCGCGCAGGCGGCCGCACAGGCTCAGGCAGCTGCCGAGGCTGCCTTGGCCAGCAAAGCCGACAAGGTCTCCGGCGCGACTGCCGGGAACGTCGCCAAGCTGGACGCCAACGGCAACCTTGCCGACGCCGGGCACAAGTACAACCCGGATCCCAAGGACGAGACCATGCCGCTGCGTGTGGGCGTGGATTCCTCCGGACGGCTCTGGGCCAGCGGCGACTCCGGTTCCGAACGCTTCGGCGTGAAGGGCGTGGGCGGCGCGGCTACCGCGCTCACCAGGCTGTGGGACGCCGTGGGCCTGACCTCGACGCCCGGCACCGACACCGCTGCAGGGTCCTCCGGCTTTGATATCTTCCCGGTTTTCAACAGACGCAAGTGCGTGGGCAGCTGGTCGCTGGTCGACGGCAAGGCCGTGTTCACCGTGCAGGCCTACGAGGGCGACGCGGACTATGCCGAAGACGGCAGCATGGGCGACTATGTGGCCGTGGACGTGACGCCGATCTACTGGTATCACGAGGAGACCACCGGCACGCTGGGTATCTCCGGCGGCATGCACCCGGGCTGGGAACCGCACCCGATCTGCGTGGATAAGGACGGGAACGTCCGGGAGCACACCTACCTGCCGGTCTACGCGCTGGCTCTAAAGGACGGACACGCGGTGAGCCTGCCGGGCTACGACAACAGCTTCGGCAACTACAAGAACCTCTGGGACGCCGCCAGGACCTACGGCGACGGGACGCTCACCAACAAGGCAATCATAGAGCCCAGCGTGGTGGACCACTACGAGTGGCTGCTCATGACCATCGAGTTCGCTACGACCAATATGCAGACCGTTATGAACGGCGCGGTCTCCATGCCCTACAACACGAGCCACACGATCACGGCCGCGCCCGGCGCGAACAAGATCGTCCTGACGGCAGCGATCGGCGACACCTTCACCGTCGGCCAGACGATCTATATCGGATCGGATCACGGTGCAACGCCCTCGAATGTCTCCGCGTACAACCATGTCACGGCAATCGAAAAGTGCGACGCCTCCGGAAACCTCGACGCCTCCGGCACTTACCGCCTGGTCACTTACGACGGGACCGACCGCACGTCCTCCATCACGGGCGGCACCACAAAGGTGTCCTCCCGCCCCTGGATCACCGGCGCGACAGCCGGAGCTGCGCCGAACCTGCCGGCTGTGCAGGGCCACACGGGATCCCCCCTCAGCAACTCCAACGGGCGGATGCCGTTCCGCTACCGCTGGCGCGAGAACGGCTACGGCAACCAGAACATGACGGCGCTGGATCTCTTTGACGCCCGCACAGCGGACGACACGTCCTACCATCTGGACTGGTACTACAACGACGCCCTGCGGTTTGACGGCGCTGCGCTGTACTATCCGTCCTCCACGTCGAAGCCGGACCTCACCGATCTGCAGACGGCCGCGAACGGATTCCGGAAGCTCACCACGACCACGACGAAGGAGCACTACGCCGACGGGTACATCAAGGAGGAGGGCTTTGACGCGGATCTGCCCTGCATCCGGGTCCCGACCGTGACCGGAAGCCCGGCGAGCGCCTCCGCGTATTACGCGGATTACGCCCACCTCGTTAGTTCCCACGCGGTGCGAGCTGTGCGGCGTCGGGGCGCCCTGTACACTGGCGCCTACTATGGGCCGCGCTACGTCAACGCGTACTACGCCCCCTCGTACGCGAACTGGTACTACGGGGCCGCCCTTTACATGGCCCAGTAGGGGTGAATTCACTGAGGCCGCAAGGCCGAAGAGAAGAGGGGCCGCGGCCCCTCTCATAATAATAAGAAACTCGCATAAACCCATCCGGGACTGCGGTGCACGTCGGGAGGATCCCACTCTTCCCGCCAACCTCGTTAATTCCAACGCGGTGCGAGCTGTGCGGCGTCGGGGCAACCTGAACAATGGCGCCAACTATGGGCCGCGCTACGTCAACGCGAACAACGCCCCCTCGAACGCGAACTGGAACTACGGGGCCGCCCTTATCCCTACCAGTCACAACCCCAGCGGTTTGTCTCACATACTGGTGCGCTGCTTTTCCGGGGTCTCTGCGGAGATCAAAATACCATCCGACTGGATCGGCCTGGTAGATCATGAATCGAAAGCTGCGGCGCTCCCGGCGCCGGAGTACGGAAGCCGAAGGGATGAAAAAAGCATGAGACGTGTCGCTAATATCTGGGATTCCTTCTGCAGCGTCGAGACTGCTGTGGAAGCCATATATCGCGGGACTGAGAATAAGCGCTCGGACCGGGTGGTCGTGAGGATCTTCGGGTACCCACGTCACCCGGACCGCGCCGGACAGCTGGACCCCGCGAAAGTGCACCATTATGCTGATCGACTTGTCGCTGAGCTCTCCGAGGGCAGATGGCGGCATCTTCCGGGAAAGAAGAGGCACATAGTTTCAAACGGAAAATCGCGCGACATAGAGATCGCCAGGCTCCGCGATCACATCGTGCAGTGGATGGCCATGCTGGCCGTCGAGAAGCACCTGACCGCACGGATGTACCGTTACTGCGTCGGCAACATGCCGCGCCGCGGCATCGAAGACGCCCGGCGGAACGTGGAGCGGTGGGCACGGTCCGGCGACTGCAAGTACTTTGTGAAGCTGGATATCCGGCACTTTTACCAGACGGTGAAGCTGGACAAGCTCAGCGCCATGATGCACGACACGATCAAGGACCGCCGTTTCATGGCCGTCATGGACCAGATCATCTACAGCTCAGCTGAGCCCGGCGCGGAGGTTCCCGCCGGGCTTGCGATAGGATATTACTCCAGCCCCTGGCTGGCTAATTTCTATCTGGGCCCGCTGGACCGGTATATCACCGATCAGCTGGTGAAGACGCGCCGCGGCAAGCGTATCCGGATCGTGAAGCACTACCTGCGCTACGTGGATGATCTGCTGCTCCAGGGCAACTCCAAAACGGACCTGAAGCGGGCCGTGAAGAAGATCATGCAGTTCGCCGGCAGGGAGCTGGGCCTTGAGGTCAAGGCGTGCTGGGAGATCTGTGAGGTGGGCGAGCTGCTCCCTCCGGACGGCTCCGGCCGCATGAAGCTGAAGCCCGGCACCAAGCGGATCGACATCGTCGGCTACTGCTTCACAAGGACGAACACAACGGTCCGGGCGAGGAACTTCCTGCGCGTGCGCAGGCTGCTCCGGCTGATCGTCCGAAGGCTCACCCGAGAGCGCAGGATGACGCTGCGAAGCGCCCAGGCCGCGGTCAGCAGGCTCGGCTGGTTTTCTCATGCCGACTCCCGGTTTTTCCTTCAGAAATATGTGCAGCCGTTCATCGACGTAGGATTCATGAAGGAGGTAATCAGCTATGCGAGTAAAAACGGAATTGTCAGAGAGGCCGCCGGCGTTTACTGTCGACCGGTCAATGGGAAAGGCGGCTATCACATTCTACACGAACGTGGAGCAGCTGCAGCGTGAGGACGGGGAGGCTTGGAGCGCGATCGCGTGGTCGATCGAGCGGGACTGGACGGACAACATCGCGGAGAGAGTCGCCGCGGATCCGGACAAGTGGTTTGCCATGGTCAGCGCGGAGTGCTATGAGGTCGCCGCGGCGGAGGTCCGGAAGATCCGCGACGAGCTGCTGCAGGCGAGCGACGCCTCCATGACCCTGGACAGGCTCGGGCTCGTGGTCCCGTCCGGGAGCACCTTCACGGCCTGGCTCAGCTTCCTGCGGGGCCTGGGCGACGTGCTGAAGGGAAAGGTGGCCGTCTATCGTCAGGCGCTGCGGGACATCCCCGAGCAGGAGGGATTTCCTTATGACATCACGTGGCCGGAGGCGTAAATCGATGACAACGCTGGAGGCCCTTGACAGGCTTCTGGGCGCCGTGAAAGAACTGGCCGATCTGGTCTACGACCAGGCGAAGATCATCGAGGAGCAGGAGGCCATCGACGACGCCCTGAAGGCTGACCTGGACGCGCGCCGCGAGAGGATCCAGGACGCCGTCCAATTTGCGAAGGTGGTGATAAGCGATGACAGCTGACGAGATCATCGCGCTGGCCAGGACGCAGGTCGGCGTGAGCGAGGATCCTCCGGGAAGCAACAATATCGTCTACAATACGGAGTATTACGGAGGCCCCAGCAATCTGCCGTGGTGTGTCGTTTTCATCTGGTGGCTTTTCAAACACGCCGGCGCGAGCTATCTGTTCTGCGGCGGCAACAAGACCGCCTGGTGCAACTACGTCCGCGACTGGGCGAAGGCCCATGGCCAGTGGGTCACCGAGGACTACAGGCCCGGCGACATCATCCTGTACAACTGGAACAATGACGACGAGCTGGACCACATCGGCCTCGTTGTCGAGGTCCATGGGAATTCCCTGACGACGATCGAGGGCAACGAAGGCGAAAAGGTATCTGTCTGCGCCAGAGGAGGGCTCACCGTGACCGGCGCCTACCGGCCGAAGTATTCCTCCGGATCCGCGCCCGCAGCTCCGTCGGAGCCGGCTGCGCCGACCTATGTGGACGCGGACCGCCCGGGCACCTACACCGTCAAGAGCGGCGACATGCTGGGCCTGATCGCTCTGGCCCACGGGACCACCATCGCGGAGCTGGCCCGCATCAACAACATCCCGGACCCCAACCGGATTTATCCAGGGCAGGTGCTCATTCTGCCAGGTTGCGAGGCCCCGGCGGAGCCTGAGCCCGAGCCGGAGCCGGTCAGCGACGAGGCTGCCCGCATCACCGCCCTTGCGCGAGATGTGATCGCGGGCATGTACGGCAACGGGCTCACCCGGGTGCTGAAGCTCGGGAAGGACTATAAAAGTGTGCAGGCCGAGGTCAACCGTCTGCTGACCGAAGCATGAGAGGAGGGATTGCAATGCCTGCACCCGATAAGGCTACGGAGATCAAGGCAATCTTCACGGGGATCTTTGCTTTTCTTACGGCCCTGTGGGGCTGGGTCGGCTGGGCGGTATTGATCATGATGATCAGCATGTTCCTGGACTATGTGACCGGCTCATGGGCGGCCAAGGCCAAAGGCGAGTGGTCCAGCGCGATCGCGCGCCAGGGGCTTTGGCACAAGCTCGGTGAGATCGCCGCGCTGCTGGTGGCTGCACTCTGCGATATAGCCGTCCAGGTCATTGTCAGCTCCGGCGCTGCGCCGCTGAGCGACATCGAGTACGAGGGATACATCACGATCATCGTGGCCGTATGGTATATCTTCACAGAGGTCGGCTCGATCCTGGAGAACGCCCAGGAGCTGGGTGCCCCGATCCCGGACTGGCTTGTCAAGGGCGTCGCCAAGATGAAGCGGCAGACGAACGACATCCAGACGACCGCCGAGGCTGTGTCCAACTTGGACACACAGCAGCTGGCCGCCGCGATCGTGGAATACGTCGGCAAACACGAGGCGAAGAAAGAAAAACCTCCCGACGCATGAGCCGGGGGTATTCTGGGGGTATTTGAGATGAAGAAGACGCTCTGACCTATAAAGCGAAAACCCTGCAATCCTTGAGATTACAGGGTTTTTTGTGGAGCTGTTACCCGGATTCGAACCGGGGACCTCATCCTTACCAATTTATCCGTGTGCGGTGGGGAGGAGGGAGGCGGGAGAGGCCTGTGCGCTGATTTTTCTTGATTTCTCAAGAATTGCGACCGGATTTCCTCTTGAGGAAATAAGCCGAAGGAGTGCGGCGCGGAGGGCATAAATCGGGCTCAGGCGGGGGTTTCCGAAGGGTCTCGGGGTATTTTGGGGGTATCGGAAAAGATGGCGCTGACGTCGTCGATCAGGTCCTCCGGGGCGTGGCCCATGAGCTCCGTGTAGATCTGCAGCGTGACCGCAGGGTCCGAGTGCCCGGCGAGGTACTGGACCCTTTTGAGGTCCATCTTGCCCAGGATGAGGCGCGTGATATACGTATGCCGCAGGACGTGCGGCGTGGCGTCGAAGTCGATGGTGACGGTGACGGTGTGGTTCGGGATCCTGTCCCCGAGCCGCTTCATGACCGTCACCTTTTTCGTTTTCCCGGTGACGGGATCCTTGCGGTACCGGGTGACCCTGCCGGTGCTGCGGGCCCGCACAGCGTTCCACAGGCTGTCCATGGCGCTGTAGGTGACGGGGCCGCCGTCCCTGTCGCAGATCACGAAGCGGGAGCGAAGGGCGGCGGGGGAGATCTGCAGGCCGTCCCGGCGGGCCTTCAGGTCCGGCAGCAGCGGGGGAGGGATGGGGACCTTCCGCCAGGCGGCGTCGCTCTTGAGGATCTCGCTGATCTCCGCTCTCGTGTTCCCGGGCCAGCGGCAGGCGCGGCGCACCTCGATGTGAGGAGCAGGCCCGTCCAGCTTCACGGCGTCCCAGCGCAGCGCACAGATCTCTTCCCGGCGCAGGCCGGCATACAGGCCCAGCTTGACGAAGATCTCCACAGGGAGGCCCCTGACGGCGTCCAGGAGGATCTGCTGCTGATCCTCGGTGAGGGCGTGACGCTTTTCCGCTTTCCGCCCGGAGGCCTGCAGGCGGGCGGAGGGGTCCCGGTCGATCACCCCGGCATCGTAGGCCGCGGAGAAGATCTGACGGAGGGTCTGGACGGTCTTGGCCTGCGTCGCCTTGGCCAGCCCGGCGCGGGCGGCCAGCACGTCCTTGAGATCGTCGAGGGTGACCTCCGCGAGCTGGAGCTTCCCGATCACCGGGCAGATCACCTTGTTGATCTGATAGCGGTGCTGCTCACGCTGGCCCTTCGAGAGACCGGGCGCGGCGCGCCTGTACCAGGCGCGGGCGTACTCATAGACGAACGGATCCGCGGCGAGGCGCTCGCTCTCGGCCCACTCGGCGCGGAGGTCCCTCTCTTTTTCATCCAGCTCATTGCCGGTGTAGCCGAGGACGTCCTTATATTTCCCCGTGGGCGACTTGATGCGGCGCCGGTACTGATCCTTGTGCGGGCCGTAGATCTTTTTCCCGAGGTTCCTGGCCATGGCTCAGCGTCCCGGCTTGAACGTGTGGCCGCAGTTCAGACAGGTGACCTTCAGCTTGTTCATCCCGATGGTCCCGCCCAGCGGGGTGATCAGCACACCCTTTACGAAGCTGTAGCCTTTTTTATTCACCGACAGCGAGGTGCTGCCGCACTTCGGGCAGCAGGCCACGCCGTTCCTTTTGTTCTCCGCGATGCGCTTCTGCCGGCGCGTGTACTCCGTCTCCTGGAGACTGTCAAGCCAGGACTTCTTCGGTTCTTTTTGCACGATCTCCGGCTCTTTTTGTACGATCTCCGGCTCCGGAGGCAGCTGCTCCGCGGGGATTTCCGGAGCCGGAACGACAAATTGCCGGGAGAGTTCAGCGTCCAGTTTCGCCCGGGCTTCGACCGACTTCTTTGCGCGCAGCGTAATGACCAGCCCCGCAATGATCCCTATTATTGCGATGACGGGCCTGTCTGCAAATGCCAGGCTGACGAGTACAATCAAGAGCCCGATTGCCTGACGCAGCCGGATTTTCTGTTTCATTGCTCTATCACCTTCCCCGTGTGTATATCAATCAAGAGGCCTCGCTCTTACTCTGAGGGCGCGCCGAGCGAAGGCCCAGCGCGGTGTCCACGATCAGCCTGTGGTCATCGTCGGCTTCGTGGTAGGCCTGCACCAGACGGGCGTCGGCATCGGAGATCTGCGTATTTCTTTGCGAGCTTATTCCGAGGAAATAATCAGAGGTCACTCCAAAATAGCGTGAAAGAAGGATGACCTGCTCAATGCTTAGCCTGAGCTCGCCTCTCTCGTATTTGGAGACGGCTTGCTGTTGTACGCCGAGCACCTGGGCAATCTCCAGCTGCTTCATCTGCTTTTCTTCTCGTAGAGCTCTCAGCCTGATCATATGCCATCACCAATAATAGTATACAAATTACGGCTCCGTTTTTCATTAAATACTCCAAATTAGGGTAATTATGTAAAATAAGGCTTGACATTATCTATAACGGAGTTTATTTTAGGCTTACACTCCATTCTGGAGTGTTGGATTTCCACTTTGCAGGCGTGCGCGAACAGGAACAGCGGCGGGGGCATCCCACACCCCCGCGGAGGCTTACACTCCTCCCTCCTCCGGGTTCGAATCCCGGCGCCTGCTCCACGCCGCTCTTTTCGGACGGGGCGGCGCAGTATCTCTCCTTTCTTTCCGGTCGGCCAAGGGCACAACGGCGTGGCGGCATGCGCCGGCAAGGCTGTAATCGGGCGGCGGCCGCGCCGCCCGTCCCGGAGGACCCGAACACAGTATACCCGGCTTCGGCCGCGCACACCACGAAGCGCCGCTTCCGACGGGAGCGGAAAACCCGCAGGAAACCTGCAGACAGGAGCTGATCAATGAGCGAAGAGATCCGGAACATGTACGCGCGGTACCGGCGGGCCGCCGGGATCACGCAGGAGAAGGCGGCGGAGCTGCTGGGCTACAGCACCCGCAGCCTGCAGGCCTGGGAGTCCGGGGAAGCGGTCCCGGACGACGACACGGTCCTGCTCATGTGCGATATCTACGGGAGCAGCGCTCTGGCCGTGGAGCACATGCGGGAGCGCTCGCAGCTGGCCCGGAGGGTGATCCCCGCGCTGAGCCCGCTGCCGCTGGCCCAGGCCGTGACGCAGCTGCTGTACGCCATGCGCAGATTCGAGACCGCCCACCGGGCGGACGACCTGATCTGGATCAGCAGCAACGGCCAGGTCGATCCCGGCGAGCAGGAGCGCGTATTCGAGGCCACGCTGGCCGACCTGCAGGACATCGTCCGGGCGGCCATGCAGCTGAAAATAGCGCAGGGCGCCGGAAGGCGCGAATGAAGAAAGGAGGGACCATGGAGACATTGGACATGGAGATGGATCCGCGTCGCAGCGCGACGGCGATGCGGGGGCTCCGGCAGCTCAGGCGGGCCGCCGGCATGAAGCTGTACGAGGCGGCCGAGGCCGTGGGCGTGACGCGCCAGACGTTCTACAACTGGGAATGCGGCGTGTCCGTCCCGGGACCGAATCTGCTGTACGCGCTGAGCCGGATGTTCGACTGCAGCATCGGAACGCTGTTTGACGGCAGGGAGGAAGAGGATGACGGAACTGCTGACGAAGGGTGAGGCGGCGAAGTGGCTGGGCGTGAGCGTGGACACGCTGGAGACGCTCATGCGCAGCGGGAAGCTGCCGTTCTACCGTCTGGCCGGGCGGATGATCCGCATCCACCGGCAGGACCTCACGGCCTACGTGGAGAGCTGCCGCGTGGAGGCCACGGAGGGCAAAACAAAAAAGCCGCGGCGCGCTCCGCGCATCTGCGGCTATTCGGAAGGGATGGATGTAGTTTGACGGGTGAGATCATCATCCGGCCGCTGGAGGGCTCGCTGGATCTCCCGGACGGGGCCGTCTCCCTGGGCGCGTACTCCATCAGCGGGGACGCCTCGCTGTCCGCTTTCGAGCGGATCATGGTGGTGTACAAGCTGGGGCTCGCGCTGAGCTTCGACGCGGAGGCCTGGGAGATGCTCATGGCCATGGCCATGCACGAGGCGCCGTTCGACAACCTGATCGAGATCGAATGGCCCGGGGCGCCGCAGGAGGACGGACATGGCGGGTGACAAGAGGCCCAGCGAGATCTACCTCGCTCTGTTCTGGCGCCGCTGCGGCACCGAGCTTATGTACGCGGAGTTCCGCGATCTGGCCGAGACGTGGCTGGAGATCCGGGAGATGGAGGTCATGGCCACCCGGCCGGCGAGCCTTCAGGAGGTCCCGTGTTTCTGGGACGAGCTCCCGGAGCAGCTGAAGAGTTCCTCCGCGGTGACGCCGGAGCCGGAATCTCCCTCTCAGTTGACAGAAACGGCCGAAAAGGAAGAAATAGGGGCGCCGGAGGGCGAGGATATTCCGGGCGAGATGGACCCCAAGGGCCCGGAGGATCTTGAGATCAAGGAGGCGCCGCGCTTCACCGGGTACATGGCGGCCGCCAAGAACCAGGCGCGCGATCAGCTGATCCGGATGCGGGCCGACGGGCTCAAGATCGGCAGGATCCTGAAGCAGGCCGGCGACCGGCTGACCTTCAGCCAGATCATGGACATCTGCGAGGCCAAGCCGACGCACTTCTCCGTCTACCAGACGCTGCAGACCGTGCTGAACGAGATCGAGGCCGGACAATAAAAACAGCCCACCCCGCGCGACCAGGGTGGGCCGGTGATCCAAAGGACCACGAAGACAGGAGTTATTATATGACATATCCGATCATTTTGCAAGGGGGGGGCGGTGAGAAATTTGGCGACCGTCCGGATTGAGAAGAGCTCAGACTTCACCGTCCTCAGCAACACCTTTTTAGACGACACCCGCCTGAGCCTGAAGGCGATCGGCCTCTTGTCGTACATGCTGAGACTGCCCGACGACTGGAATTTCACCATCGAGTGGCTTTCCGGAAAACACAAGGACGGGCTGGCCTCCATCCGCACGGCGATCCTGGAGCTGGAGGCCGCCGGGTACGTCACCCGAAGCGAGCAGATCCGCACCGACGGAGGCACCTTCCGGGGCGCCGACTACATCGTGCGGGAGACCCCGGAGGGCGGTGTTCCCACCGCATGCGAAAATCGAACGCGGTCCGCATGCGAAAATCGAACGCGGTCCGCATGCGAAAATCGAACGCGGTCTCTTATTGATAAACCAAATACTGAGGAACCAAGTACTAATACCCCCCAAGCCCCCCAAGGGGGGCGGCGCCGGAAGCGTGAGAAGCCCGAGTGCGACTATGAGCCCGAGGCCTTCGAGAGATTCTGGCGGCTGTACCCGCGCGGCGAGGACAAGGCCGCGGCCAGGTACGAATGGGACGAGCTGAGACCAGACCCCGCACTCATGAGAACCATGAGCGCTGCGCTCAAGCGTCAGATGAAGACGGATGAATGGCAGCGGGGCATCGGCATCCCATACGCCTGCCGCTGGCTCTCCAAGCGCCGCTGGGAGGCCGCCGAGAAGCTGCCAGAAGCGCCGGCTCCCGCGGGTCGGACCGATCCCGCCGAGGAAGTGGGTGAGCGCTGGTGAACGAGGAGCGCAGCCCGCAGCAGGAGCAGAGGGCGGCCGACGCCCAGGTGGGCGTGCTGGGATCCATGCTCATCGACGAGCGCACCGTGCCGATCCTGATGCAGCAGCTGAAGGCGGAGGATTTCACGGACAGCCTGTACCGGCACATCTTCGAGGGGATCCGCGACGTGTTCCTCGCCGGGACGCCGGTGGACCCGGTGACGGTGCTGGAGAGGCTGGGCAAGAGCTACGGCCAGACGGTCCGGGAGCTGATGGCCCTGACGCCGACGGCGGCCAACTGCGAGCTCTACGCGAGGATGCTCAAAGAGGACCGGCTGATGGCGCAGATCCAGACGGCCTGCCGGGAGGCGGCTTACGCCGAGACTTTTGAACAGGCCTATAAGGCGCTGATTGCCGCGGCCGGTCTGCTGCTGGACGGCAGTTCGAGCCGGAAGGCGACCTACGGCGAGCTGATCAGCAGCTATGTGCTGCGGCAGAAGGACCCCGAGCCGCCGGACTATCTGGATTTCGGGATCCCGGAGGTCAACGCCAAGGTCCACATCTCCCCGGGCCGGTTCATCGTTTTGGGCGCCGATTCGAGCGTCGGCAAGACGGCGCTGGCTCTGCAGTTCGCCAGGAACATCGCCGCCTCCGGCAAGAAGGTCGGATTCTTTTCCTATGAGACCGCGCTGGAGGACGCCGCGGACAGGCTGGTGAGCAACGCCGCGGAGGTCTCGCTCTCCGCATCGAAGGAGAAGCGGCTGTCCTCCCGGGACATGGCCAGGGTGGAGGACGAGGAGAAGAAGAACGCGGCGCTCCCGCTGACGGTGATCGAGTCGGCTGACTACACGGTCGACCAGATCCGGACGGAGACCATGGCGCAGCGCTTCCGGGTGATCTTCGTGGACTACGTGCAGCTGGTGCCGACGGACTACCGCGACGCCAAGGACGCGGTGAGCTACATCTCGAAGAGCCTGCACCGGATGGCGCAGCAGCTGGGCGTCACCGTGTTCGCCCTGTCTCAGGTGACCATGCCGGAGAAGAAGGCGGACGGATCCCGGCGGTACATCTCGAAGGAGGATCTCCGGGAAAGCAAACAGCTCAAGATGGACGCCGAGGCGGTACTGCTGCTGGACATGTGGGACACCACGAAGCTCTCGGGCGACCGGATCCTGATCGTCGGCAAAAACAAGGACGGCGCGCTGGGGAACATCAGATTGAAATTCACCCCGCGGTATATGCGGTTCGAGTACCAGCCGCCGGAGGACAAGGAAAAATCGAAAGGCAAGGGGAAGGAGGTGGCCGGCCAGCAGGCGCTGGACGAGGACGGAAATATCAAACACGCGTCGTTCACCGACATCGACGATGACGACGACGAGCTGCCATTCTGAAGAAAGGACACGAAGACATGCGAGTAGTTTCCATTGCGAACTTCAAAGGCGGGACCGGGAAGACCGTCACCGCCTGCAACATGGCCGCCGAGCTGGCCGCCATGGGCAAGAAGGTGCTGCTGATCGACGCAGATCCGCAGCACAACACCAGCGACTTTTATCTGCCGAAGGACGCCGGCGAGGTGCAGACCCTGTACGATCTGCTCGAGGGCATCGCGGATCCCTACTGGGAGAACGTCGTAGAACCCACCGGGCGGGAGGGCATCGACCTGCTGCCCGCGGACATGCAGCTGCTGCTGCTCGACCTCGGGAGCATCGTGAACGGATCCCAGGCTCCGCTGACCGCGCGGTTCGCGGACTTCTTGGACGCGCTCCGGACGGACGAGGCTTTCGACTATGTGATCATCGACTGCCCGCCCAGCTTCACGGCGGCCACCGTGGCCGCGCTGCTGGAGAGCGACGACGTAATCATGCCCACCCGGGTGGACGCTTTCAGCCGCCAGGGCGTGACGGAGCTGATCGACCAGGTGCGGAACATCGGCCGCGCCGCCCGCGGGCTGAAGTTCCACGCGCTGATCACCATGCACGACCGGACGAACCTCTCCCGCCAGGGCGAGGCGCTGCTCCGGCAGAGCGGCTTCCACGTTTTCCGGACCGTGATCCGCGCCTGCGTGGCCGTGGGCGAGAGCACCTACGCGAAGCAGCCGCTGCGGGAGTACGCGCCGCGCTGCACCGCCGCGAAGGACTACGAGTTCTTCGCCAGGGAGTTCCGGGAGGAGGTGCGGCTCAATGGCTAAGAAGTTCAATCTGGCCGACTTCCTGCCCGGGACGGGGAATGTGTCCAACTTGGACACAATGGAGATCTCTCTGATCCCCTGGGAGAACATCCGGGCCAACGACGCGAATTTCTACATCGTGGACGAGGTGGAGGACCTGCGGAACAGCATCCAGATGCACGGGCTGCTGGACCCCATCACGGTCACTCCGGACGAGGAGGACGACCGGTACCTGCTGATCAGCGGACACCGCCGGTTCAAGGCCTGGGGCCTGCTGCGGCAGGAGGACCCGGAGCGCTACGAGAAGATCCCGGCGATGATCCGCCGCTTCGAGAGCAAGGCGCTCACCGAGCTGGCCCTCATCATGGCCAACAGCTCCACGCGGGTGCTGACCGCCGCGGAGATCGGACGCCAGGCCGAGCGCATCGAGCGGCTGTTCTACGACCTCAAGGAGGAGGGGTATGAATTCCCGGGCCGCATGAGGGACCAGGTGGCGGCCGCCTGCAACGTCAGCGCGTCGAAGCTGGCCAGACTGAAGGTGATCCGCGAGAAACTGTTCGCGGGTTTCATGGGACGCTGGGAAATGGGCAAGCTGTCCGAGGCTCAGGCCTACGAGCTGGCCCAGGCGCCGGAGTGGGTCCAGGAGCGCATCTACAAGGTGGCCCCGGACGCGACTTCCACGGCCATCGCCAATGTGCGGGAGGTCATGGAGTCCGGCAACGACTACAGCTGCACCGACCTGACCGGGCCCGGATGCGTCAAATGCACCCACGGCGACGCTTTTCTCCGGCATGACCTGGATCAACCCTGGTACCGCTGTGAGGGCAGGAAGTGCTGCCTCAAATGCGACGAGGCCAAGCGGGACTGGAGCCCCTGCTCACGCATGTGCTCCAAGGCCAAGGACAAAAGAGCCAAGGACAGCGCCAGGAAAAAGGCCAGGGAGGAAAAGGAGCGAGAGGCGGAAACCAACGCCCACAACGCGCGGATCCGCGAGGGAGCGCTGCGCCTGGTGAAGGCAGCAGACGCCTCCGGCGCAGGGGACGACACGGTCATCAAGACCCGGTATTCCAGCTTCACCATGAAGGCCGTCCGGGCTTTTGCCTCCGGAGACTTCTCCCGCGCGCCGAGCTATTACAATCCGTTCGTCTCCGAAGAGGGGCTGGATGTCAGCTCAGCCGCCCGGGCGCTCAAATGCTCCGCAGATTACCTCTGTGGTCTGACAGATGAGCTGCAGCCGGAGAAGGCGGATGCCGAGCCCCCGGTTTTCGTCCCGTTCATGCCCGCGCCGGAATGGTTCTCCGGCGATCCTGAAAACGACGGGCGGTATCTGTGCACGGTGGTCTGGGATGACGGCGCCGGCGGGAACGGGACATCCGAACAGACCTGTGACTGGCAGGATGGGAGGTGGCTCTGCTACGGACGGGAGCTCGACGGCATGTTCACCGTGCGGTACTGGTGGCCGATGCCGCCCAAGTTCGAGTACCGGATGCTCAGGGACGAGATCGCGGAGGAGGATGACGATGAAGACGAAGGTTGAGCCGATCGGGTGCCCCTGCTGCGGCGGACCGGGCACGGTCAAGAGCTATAACGGGCGGTACTTCAAACAGGGCTGGGTCGGATGCAGGGCCTGCGGGCTAATGATCCAGTGGAAGGTCTCCCCGGAGGAGGCCATTCTGAAATGGAACAGGAGGGTGGCGGCATGAGCAGGGAAGATCTCGCCCACGTCTTAGCCGAGGCGGCCATGCAGAAGGCCAGCTATCAGCTGAGCGATCTCTATAACCAGTGGCCCAATGAGCTGCGCGTGTTCGTCCTGGTGGTCATGCAGAGTATGACCAACTCGCTGAAGGAGTTCCTCAGCGAGCAGGACCGGAAGCTGTTCGATCACATCCTGTCCCACACGGAGACGATCGTGCTTCCGTCGGTGATGGATCCCCGAAAGCGGGGGGGGTAGACAATGGCTGAGCTCAGCGGCCTGACCAACGGCGAGGCCCTGGTGGCGCTGATCCGGGAGAACCTGCTGGACTGGGTTTTCGAGAGCATCGACCTGGAGGGCATGGGCACGGCGCTGTGTCCGGGGAACTGCGAGATGGAGGATTTCCTCGGCGCAGAATCTTCCGACGAGATCTGCCGGCCCTGCCTGAAGCAGTGGCTCGAGAAGCCCTACGCGGGGACCTTCACCATGCGGGAGGGTCTGTTCGTCAAGGCGCCGAAGCGGCGCGGGAGGTATGAAGCATGAACCCTGTCCAGATCGGTGTGATCTGCTTTTCCGCCGGAATGATCGCAGGTTACGCCCTTGTGTCCGTCCTGACCTCGAGTAAGGTCCAGGACCTGTACAATGAGAACTATCGCCTGTGGTCGGCGCTGCAGCGCGAACGCGACAGGCAAAAGGAAGGGAGGGAGACAGATGTTGATCAAGATCGGTAAGGTGTACGTGGATCCGGAAGAGGTCGCCGCCCTGGAGTTCGACGCGACCATGTTCGTGACTTTCCACCTGAAGACGGGCTCCGTCATTACGGCGTCCGCCAGCGAGCGCGAGGTGGAGGAGGTGCTTATGGGCGCCGGGCTGCTGCAGGACGACCGGCCGGCGGAGGCCTTCATCGAGCTGACCGTGGAGGAGTCGGACGAGCTGCGGCATCTGTACGCCATCGGCTGCAGCTGGATCGCCCGGGACAAGGACGGCAAGGCCTATGCCTACAAAGCCAGGCCGAAGCTGATCGGAGCCTACTGGGAGAGCGACGACGGACATCCCGCGGCGCAGCTGGAGGCCGATTACGACTTCCTTGAGCCGGGCGGCGACGCGCCGCTGGAGATCCTGGCCCTGCTGGCCGGGGAGGAATGAGGAATGTGTCCAACTTGGACACAATAAGACAATGACGGGAGCCGGAGGGCCGCGGTCGATCTTTATCGGAGGATTTGACCGTGGCAAAGACCCTGAAACGAATAGACGCCGGAGCTGTCCAGGTGGAGGCGCTGTACGACAAGCGCACCGCCCGGGACACTCCGGTGCAGCGGGCCGCCAAGCAGAACGCCAGCAGCGAGGCGCAGCGGCGCCTGAATCAGACCGGAAGCTGGCAGAAGCTGGAACTGAGGCTCGCCCTTAATTTCCCGACGCCCGGGAGCGCCCTGGTGGTGACGCTCACCCACGACGACCTGCACATGCCCAAGAACAGGAAGGAGGCGCAGCTGAGGTTTAAGTACTTCCTGCAGAAGCTCCGACGGGCGCGGCGGGACGCGGGCCTGCCCGAGCCGGTGGTGTTCTGGGCGCCGGAGATCCTCACCAGCGCGTCCGGACGCTGGCACCAGCACATCGTCCTGGACAGCACCGGACGGGACCTGGAGATCATCCGGGCCTGCTGGATCTACGGCAGCGACATCGAGGCCGAGAAGCTCCGGGTCGACGCCGAGAAGAACCACGAGACCCTGGCCAGGTATATGACGAAAGAGCTCCGGGAGTGTCAGGAGTACGAAGCGAAGCCCGGGCTGCACGGCTGGAGCTGCACACGCAACGCCAGGAAGCCGGAGGTGGAGACGGTGACCGTTCCCGACGACTATCAGCTGGATCCTCCGGAGGGCTGCGTCGTACTGCTGGACGAGCAGCGCCGGACCGAGTTCGCCAGCTGGAGAGTGATCAAGTACCGCTTCGGCTCGCTGATCTCCCGGCCGCCGAGAGCCAGGCGCAAGCGCCGGCGCGGCTGACCTTTTATTTAATTTTCTGTCTTGAAACCTATATTATACTAAGGACAAAGGGTGTGGAATACTTGCAAAGTCAGGCATCCTGTGATAGAATGTTGACAGTGCAGAACGGGTACCTGCTGTGCCCGTACTGCGGACACAAGGTCAAGCGGATCGACCCGACGGAATCCGCGGACCGCGTCCAGGTCTACTGCCGGGCGCGGGAATGTAAGCGAGAGTTTTTCATAGCGATAAAGCAGGGCCGGTGCTTTGAGAGCCGGGGCCACCAGTGAGACGCAAGAGCGCGTCAGTGCTGGTGGCCCCGGCTTTTTGTTTTGCTCTGGAGGTGATCCGATGGCGCAGCGACCGCTGAGACCGTGCAGGCATGCAGGCTGCGCGGCGCTGACCCGGGAAGGCTGGTGCGATAAGCACAGGCCGACCCACCAGCGGAGATCCTCCGCCGCATGGCATGCGTGGTATAACCTGCCGATCTGGACCGACCGGCTCCGTCCGGATCAGCTGCTGCGGGAGCCGTTCTGCAGAGAGTGCGCGGCCGAGGGCAAGCGGACCAAGGCGACAGTGGTCGACCACATCCAGCCCCATCGAGGCGAGTGGTCCAGATTCGTGGACGTGAGTAATCTGCAGAGCCTCTGCAAGTTCCACCACGACCGCAAGACCGCGCTGGAGCAGGCGAGGGATCGCAGGGAGGTGCGGGCGTTTTGATCCGGTTTCCTCCCGCCCCGGCGCGCTACGCGCTCCCCGCCGCGGGCACGCGCAGCGAGCGCGCACCCCCGGGGCCGCCCCCGTTCCTAACCCCGCCCCCGGGTCCGAAAAGTTTCGACCCGGCCCTCCTAATGCCCC